CCGGGATGAGTGCCGACAGGTCCGCATCCGTCCAGGCGCCGGCGGCTCCCGGTGTGATCTCGGTTGGGGTGATCCACGTAACAGCCATCAGCCTCGCCTCGGTCGTTCCAGGTCGGGCAGCGGCCACGCAGACCTGAGTGCGTTGATCTGCACTCGCCGCCGTTGGCGCACGGTCACTCCTGCGTCATCCGTCGTGAGTTCCGCGGCCCTCAGCTTCGGCTCGTGCTTCGCGGTGCCGAACGCCTCCTCGTTGGCCGCGTCCAGGGCCTCCTGGCGCAGAAGTTCGACCTTCGCGTGGACCGCGTCGAAGATCGCCCGCGCGTCCTTCTCGTCGCGCGGCTGCAGCCTCTGCCCGCAGACCTCCACCTCAATCAGGTCGCCCTGCCGCCAGTGGTTGTACCAGACGGCGCTGATCGCGTCGTGCGCCTCGGTGAACGGTGCCTCCACGTCGCGCCGCAGGGCCTCGTACTGGACTCGGTCGTAGTTGCACTTCGCCGGCTGCCAAGACATGGCTCACCTCTCATACAGGTCCATCGCGCCGATTGCGAAACTCGCCGTGTCGCCGATCCCGCACGTCTTCGGGGCCGCCGTGAACGCCGGCGCCGTGCCAGGGTCTGCGCCGTCGCCTCGCAGGTAGGCATCGTAAGCAGCCATCCAGGTTGCGATGGGCGTGGCGAAGCCCCCGAGTTTGATCGAGTACAGGAAGTTCCCTGCCCCGTATGTCCCAGAGTCCCAGATGCCCAAGTGCGTCGCCGCACTCCAGCCCGCCGGAGTCGCCGGGCCAAACGTGACGACGCCGTCGTTCTCCATGATGCCGGACCCTGCGGCACCGAAGTTCGCCGCCACCCGCGCGTAGCCGTTGGAGTTCGCCAACTCGTTCGCGCCCGTGAGCCCCGGATCGGCGCTGTGCAAGCTGGCGTATGCCTGCGCCACCTGCAGCGGGGCGTTGTTGCCGATCGCGTTCAGGATCGCGTTCCTCAGATACGTGCTGAGCATCTCCGTTGCCTTTCCTCCATCTCAGTCCCAGGGATGGAATGTGGGATGAGCTTTCAGTCGCTTGCTGCGACCGCGGTCAGCGCATAAGCCTACGCCGGAAGCCAGGTGCTGCTGGGATGCACGTAGTCGGGCGTGCCGTTCTCGCCGTGCCCATAGCAGCCCCACACGATGTAGATGGCGGCCGCCTGGCTGTCAGGGAAGTCTGGGTCGCTCCCATACTCGGTGATTCGGATGCCCCCGCGGTGCTGGTCGATGATCGCCCAGTCGAAGTAGCTGCTGGTGGGCGTGGCCGAACCGCCCGAGCCGCCCGACGAGCCGTGATACAGAGCAACGTGGTCGGCGAAGGAGTCGTCGATCATGTCCTGAATCACGGCTGCCAGGAGTCGAGGGTCGGTGCTGCTCCACTCCAGGAGCGAAGCGTAGACGATCCCCCCGCCTCCGCCCCCGCCGAGGTCCTCGAGGTCGGTGACCCGCCGGTGCAGGCTCCTGGAGGGCGGGGTGCCGGTGAAGTACTCCTCGCCGATCGCCGCTTGGATGATCTGGATAAGGAGGGTCAGCGCCGCGATCTCGGAGTCGAGCTCGGCGATGGACCCGATGATCTCGGCGTCATCCATGTTCGTCTCGACGCACTCGGCGGCGGTCGTCCGGGCCCAGCCCAGACAGATCCAATCGGGCTCCTTCTCCTCGGACGGGATGAGCGCGGCCGAAAGGTGCGGCGCCGCGTCGTCGTCCAGGTAGACCCAGGTCGTCGCGTTTGCTGGGAGAGCAACCACCAGATACTCCGCTGGGTCGTCGATCACTACCGGCCGGCCCAAGATCCATGCGCGGCCGTTGGTGATCCGGCAGGAGAGCCCTGAGCCCAGGGCCAGGTTCATGCCAGTTCCCGGCTCCCGCCCCTGGCCGTGGAGCGCCAGCACTCCCAGCGCGACTTCGGCGTCGGTCGCGTCGATCGCGTCGAGTGTGCCGTCGATGGCGCGTGCCAGGGCAGCGGAGAAGTTCTCAGCCTGTCCCTGCCAGTCGCTCGCCTCTCTGCCGAAGGCTCCGGGGTCGGTTTGGGGCATGTCACCACACCTCCGTAGCCGGGTCGTCCACGCGGTCGATCCCGACCATGAACATGCGCTTGCTGCCGGTGCCTACCGGCCGGGTATGGGCGATCGCTGCCTGAGCGATGGAGGAGGAGACCGGGCTGGCCTGGCGCGCGGGCCCGCGGCGCTGGAAGAGGGGTCCGGTGGCCCGGCGCTCGATGGTGCGGGCGAAACGCTCGAGGACTCGTTGCTCTCTCATGTCTGGTTCCGTCCGATCGTAGCAGCCGAGTCAAGCAGCACCTGGGTGCGCAGGCTCATCTGGTCGCGCTCCGGGTCGCTCTTCGGGATGTCGAGCACCTTGACGGGCAGGAGCACGTGCCCGCCGGGCCGAGCCAAGCGAATCCAGAACCGGCTCTGCATCCCGATGTCGTCCTGGTAGTGCGTGTCGAACTCCACGATCCACTTCGGCCACCCGTAGAGTTGCACCTGCCGGCGCACGGCCAGGTTGGCCTCGCGCTGGAACCGCAGCGTGCTGTCGTTGACCGTCTTCATCCGCCAGGTCCGGGTGTACCGGATGTCCCGGGGGTTCGAGATCGCCTCGTAGATGGTGAACCGGGCCACCACGGGGCGCCCCTGGCGGCCGGGGGCCTCCCCTCCGATCACGAAGAAGTCGTTGTAGGTCTCGCTCAGGTCCAGGTACTCGCGGATGGACCCCATGACGCGCCGGTCGCCCTGGTGGACGTGAGCTCCGGTGAACATGATGTCGTCCCGGAGCGCCGTGGACTCCTGCTCCCACCGCAGCCGCCCCTCGTCGTCGAAGTAGCGCACGATTCCGTACTGGTACTGCTCGAACAGCGAGGTCAGGAACTCCCAGCGCCGGCTGCCCCATTCTGGGCGCAGCTTCGGCTTCTCTCCGGGATCGGGCCAGGGCAGTCGTTTGCGCGTCTCCGCGCAGTCCTGGACCAAGATCTCGTCCTCGTGGAACCCTCGCTCGCGGGTGAACAGGCGGATGTAGTCACCGATGACCATGCCGTCCGCCGGTGTCTCGGTGTCAACGGTGTCTTCGGTGAGCAGGGCGGTGCGGTCGAGGGACTTGATCTCGATGTAGGAGGCCCCGTGGGGCCCCAGGGATTCGGCGGGGTCCTCGGTCACCACGCCCGTGAAGAGGACGCGCCCGGTGAAGGCGTCGCGAATGATGAGCTGTCGGTTGTGGCACCAGCCGAGCGCGGCAGCCAGGGAGCCATCGGCATCGAAGACGGTGAGGTCCCAGCCGATTGCCTCCCCGATGGCGGCCGTTCGCGGGCTGGCGCTCGCCACGCAACCGGGGAAGTCGCGGCTATTCCAGATGGGCGTCTCCTCGGATCGGTCTCTGGGCTCGGCCAGGATCGTAAGCTGGAACCCATACACGATCGGCAGATAGGTTCCATCCGTCTCAAGCTCGATCTGCCAGCGGTAGCGCCCCCAGTCTCCAGGGGAGTTTTCTGGGATGATCCGGGCCAGGATGGAGGCCGTGGGCGCCGTCCACTCTCTGCTCTCGTCGTCCCAGCCCGCCGGGATCGGGTCCCAGTAGGGTAGGCCGACCAAGTCCTCCGAGGACACCTCCAGCATGTTGCGCTCGGCCCGGTGCAGGCCGGAGCGAAGGGTGCAGTACCGGCGTGGGATGGCGTAGCTGAACCGGAACCAACAGGCTCCACCGTTGCTGCTGAGCGTCAGCGGGCCATCGAACCGGCGCGTGCGCTGCCCGGAAGTGTGAGACCGCTGCCACATGCTGCTCCAGGAACGCTCCTCGAGTCGCGCCTTGTCCTGGAACACCCAGTAGTTGCGCGAGCCCGGACGCCCGATGTGAAGACTCACGAACCCGCGGCGGTGCGGGACGAAGGTCATCGGAACGTCCACTCCGTACCAGGTCTCGATAGGCTCGGTGAACTCGATGGTCTCCACCTGCAGGAAGAGCTCCTCGGCCAGGGCGTCTCGCTGCTCCTGGGCCTCGCGTTCGAGACCGCGCTGCTCGTCCTTGAGCTCGTCTATCCGGGCAGTGTGGGCAGCGAACTCCGCCTCCTCATTCGCAGTCGGGTTGCGATTCTCCCGCTCGATCTGCTTCTTGAGCGTCGCGGCCGCCTGCCGCTCGGCCTCGATCTCCTCGAGGGTCTCGCGTACGGGGCGCCCGCCGTCCTCCAGGTCGTCGATCTGCTCGAGGAGCTCGGATCGCTCTCGTTCCGTGAGCGCGGCGTTGAACCGGGCGAAAGTGGCCTCGGTGTCCTTGGTGAACTGGAGCAGCCAGTCGCCCCAGGCGATGCGGAACCTCGGACTCACCTGGGTGTCGTCCGGCATGGCCCGGTGTAGGTGTATGGTGAAGGGGCGATCTGTGTCGAGGTTTCGGTTGGACCGAAGCTCCCAGGCGGCGTTGGCCGTGGAACACCCGCGGTACAACCCTGCGCAGGTGTCTCCGAAGAGGTTGACCTTCTCCTCCCAGAAGGCCCGGGTCGCCAAGTCGTGCGCCATCCACCAGATCTCCCAGGCCCTCCGCTTCTCCTCGTCGCTCAGATCGCCGGCCGGGAACCCCATCGCGCTCTCGATGGCTGACCACAGCCCCTGGTAGTCGATCCCGGTTCCGACCACGCTGATTGCCAGGAGAGCTCCGATGCTGCCGGCGTCCTCGTCGGCCCCCCAGAGCTCGCGGAGCTCCTCGAGCAGCTTCTGGTACACCTCCTGGCGAGCCTCGTCCTCTCCGGGCCGTGGGATGACCGTCCAGTCGGTCACCCGGGTGTCCTCGCGCCCGAAGGACCAGAGTGGAACGATCGCGTTGGTCGGCTCGCCGCGCGAGGGGTCGATGTCCAGGAGGAGTAGGCCGTCGCTGTTCGCGCCGGCGATCTCCTCGGCGCTAAGCAGCGGCAGACTGATCCCCCGAGCCATAGGCGGCCCGAAGGGTGGGAGGAGCTCGACCTCAACTTTGCGCTGAGCCATGATTCGCGCCCTTTGCCGGCGATGCGGAATGGGGCCATGCAGGGGCATACGCAGGGGCAGGCTGCCCAGAGACCGTGTGGCATGGGAGTAGGGTGCAGGGCGTGGTTTTCAGGGGCTCAGAATGGCTCAGAATCGCTTCCGGCACCTGTCCCGCACCCCCCGAAAGGCCTGGATTCGCCGCTATGGTGCCCATACGCCCCGCTACGCCCCTTCTGTGGTGCTCCGTACCGAACGTTCGGCCATCTGTCGAGTTAGGAGGGTGCGGGGTGCCCCTGTCGCCCCTGTGCGCCCCTACACACCCCGTTTATGGCGACAGCCCTTCCGCCGGCACTTGTTCCCACGTCATCCCGGCGTTCTTGGACAGGTAGACCCCGGTCTTCCCGTCCGTCACGAGCAGGCGGTCGCGCTCGTCGTCGTAGGCGATGCGCCAGGTGTTCCGGGCGACCTGGCCGATCCGGTGGCTGCGCGAGAAGCCATCGGCGCTCGTCTTGCAGGAGAGCGCGGCGCCGGCGCGGGCGATACTCACCACCCGCCCCTGTCTCGTGATCGCGAAGTCCGGGTCCGCGTAGGTCGCCGCGGGCCAGATGTCGTCAGGCACCGGAGCCTCCCCCAGTGACTGGAGTGTGCCCCATGTGCGGCCGTCGTTCTTGCTGAGCAGGAGCCGGTAGTGCTGGCCGGCGTACCCGCCGACCACCAGATGGTTCTGGGGAGTCTTCGCGATCTGGAGCCGGCGCATACCGTCGCCGATCCGCCGGCCGTAGTAGCTGAGTCCTCCATCGGCGCTGACGAGTTGCTCCGCTGTCGTCGCGCTGCCGATCGCCAGGCGGTGGAAGCCAGGGGTGTCGATCATGGAGCCGAAGCCACTTTCGCCGGCGGTGCGGATGGACACGCTGGCCAGGTCCAGAGGCCAGAAGGCGTCGCCACTGATCTCGTTCTTGGTGATCGAGACCTTCGATCCCGGCGTCAGATCGACGGCGTAGCCGGGCGCGTAGTAGTAGAGGCCCACGATGACTTCGTGATCGGTGTACCCGGATTGCCCAGGCAGATCCTCGAACTGGGTGTGGCCGGGCGGGTAGCTGCTGGGGTCCGCGAGGCCCTGTTCCGAGGGTGAGTAGACCCACCCTCGGCTCGCGACGTGAAAGGCGTCCCCTGGGGTTCCACCCGCCACCGACGCGCCGAGGCATCCCAGGTAGGCATTGCTGGCGCCGTCGATGTTCTCCAGCGTGGTGGCGCCGGCCGGGAGACTGCCGGAGGCCGGCTCCTGGCCTCTCGCCATCGACATGGTGGCGGTGGCGTTGATCGCGGCGCCACCGATCGTACCCACCGGGAGTAGGCCGCAGGCGGTCGGGAATGGGGAGCTTGCCTCGCGCTGGAAGCTGGCGAGGCCGTTGGCCCCGATGCCGATCCGGGCCATGAGCACTTGCGGAAGGCCGGCCTGGAAGCCGGTTGCCATGTAGCAGGGCTGAGGGATGGTGGTCTGGATGCGGTGCGCGGGATACTCCCACCACCAGGCGAAGAAGGCGAGCACGTCGCCCGTCTTCTGGTACACCAGGGTGAGGCTGAACCATGTGGTCTGCTCGAAGACCTTGTTGGAGGCGTCGTCGCGGATGTCCCAGGTCATCTCGCCATCCCAATTCAGGTAGCCGATCGGCCCGGGATGGCTCGTTAGATCCGCGCGCAGAAGCAGGAACCGGCGAAGCTGAAACAGCGTCGCCGGGAGTTGGTCGTCGTCGATCTGTCCAGAGGACTGAAGCCCGCGCCAGGGCGTCCATTCCACGAGGTTTCCCCGCTACGTGGCAGGGGTATCCTGCCCGATTGGAGGTGACACAGATGAGTCACCAGCTTTCCCAGCGGCGTCGTCCGCGACCCCAGGGCAACCTGTTCGATGTGGCCTGGGTAAGGGTCCCCTGCATCCTCCTCGGTTGCATCGCCATCGGAGCGGCGGTTGCCCTCCTGGTCCGGCTCGTTGTGCAGTAGCGCATCCTACCCTCCGCCGAGCCGCGCATAGTCGCTGAAGTTCTGCTGCGAGGGCCCGGCGCCTTCGAGCGTGAGCGTCTGCTGCACCTGGATGGTGCCGTTAGGTTGTTGGGTCGCCCGGCCGGCATAACCTCGCTGCCTGGCGATCGACCGGGCCCGAAGACGCTCCGCCATTGAAACGGCCTCGTCTTCGGCCTTCTCGCCCCGTTTCCGCTTTCCCTCAACGCTGAGTTGATACCCGCCGGCAACTGGCCAGTACAGAGGGTTCAGGTAGTAGGCCCAGTCGTGAGTGGCCCTTCCGATCGCCTGGTACGCTTTGCCGCCGGCAACCATCACGCCGGCGGCGATCGCACCCAATCCCACGCCGAGCCCGACAGCGGCCCCCGCCCCACCGATCGCCGCGCCACCGGCTACGCCGCCGGCGGTTCCGCCGACAGCGCCTACCACGCCGGTGGTGGCTCCGCCGGCCGCAGCCCCGACTGCGGGGGCTACGGCGCCGGAGATCCCGCGACCGGCGGCGGAGGCGGCAGTGGCTTCCGCGATGCTCTTCATGTAGCCCATCTGCTTGAAGTCTCCGACCAGCGAGAGCACGGTTCCGCCGTACTCGAGAGCCTTCCCGCCCACAAGCGTGCCCCAGCCGATGGCCTCTCGCATGGGCTCCGGCAGGCCGGCAATCTCGGCGGTGACCTTCGAGATCATCTTGGTCACGTCGGTCATCGGGCCGATCATGGTCTCGCCCATCGCGGTGGCGAACTCATCCTGGGCGTCTTTCATGTTCGAGACCGCGCCCAGGTAGGTCTTGCTCTGGGCCTCCATCATGTTTGGGTATCGCTCGCCCATGCCGCGCAGGATGGCCTCGATGCCCCGGTTGGCGTCGATCCCAGAGGAACCGATGTCGGCAAGCTGCTCCTTCGTCAGGCCGAGTTCGTCCTGGAGAATCTGGTAGACGGGAATGCCGCCCTCCGCGATCTGCCGAATCTCCTCCCCACTGACCTTTCCCTTGGCCTGCATCTGCCCCAGGGCGCGGATGAGCCGGTCGATGGTCTCGGGACGTCCTCCCATCGCGGCAGCCGCATCGCCGACGTTCCTGAGCATGGGGATCACCTGCTCGCCGGTGAACCCATAGGCCAGTAGCTGCTTGGCCTGCTCCTGGAGCCCCATGAACTCGAAGGGGGTTGTGGCGGCGAACTGTCGGAGGTCCGCGAGCATCGAGGTGGCTGCATCGCCGCTGCCCAGCAGGGTCGTGAAGGCCACCTGGCTCTGCTCGAGGGTCCCGGCCATCTGCATCCAGTTGTCGGCGGTGCGGCTGAGGGCGTTCCCCCACCCCTGGATGCGAGGCACGTTCGCCAGGAGCGCGTCGAGCGCGCGGCCGCTCTTGACGAAGTCGCCGGCACCGCGCAGGTGAGCGCCCGCGGCGCGCCCGAGGTCGGCGGCTCCTTCGACCACGAACCGACTGATGATCCGGTCGAGATAGTCCACGGCTCACACCTCGTAGGTGAGCTCCACTCGTTCCCCACACTGAGGACAGATCGTATCGGTCGGATCCTTGGCCAGGAAGAGCTCCATGTCTCCGGCGAACCCGCAGGACTCGCAGGTGACAACCTGACGGTCCTGGCGATGCTCGTCCGATGGTGGAGGCGCGCCGGGCTGCGGGTCGATCATGCGGTCGCGCTCCCCATCGCGCGCATGAGCCGTTGCTGCTCCTGGCTTTCCGCGAACCTCAACTCGCGGTAGACCGCGCGCATCGCCACGATCTCGCTCATGTAGACCTCCTTGACCGCGAGGTCGTGGAGGGTCATCCCCTGCTCCATGCAGTAGGCCATGACCTCGATGGCCAGTTCGGAGCCGGCCAGTTGCTGCTCGAACCGCTGCCTCAGCTTGGAGATCGCCAGGTTGACCTCCTGGGCCGCCTCATCGAGCCGCAGGAACATCTCGTTCGGCAGCTTGGAGATCACGTCGATGAGCGGCTGCGGGCCCGCTTCGGTCTGGACCATGTGCCCCATCTTGGCGTCGATGGTGTCGCCCGGCGGCTCGCAGTCGCCCGCCAGGGAGGCGATGATCCTGAGCGCCTGGAGCCGGTGCGTGTCGAGCACGGGGCCCTCCGGCGACTGGACCATCGCCAGATGGGTCAAGCGCACGTAGACATCGCCGCGCATCTCCTGCAACAGATACTCGTTCAGCTGGTCGCCGCGCTCGATGAGCACGGTCTTCGCGAGCCGGTGACCGGCCTGTGTAACCAGGTCGGTCAGCGAGCCAGACGAGCGATCGTCCATGATGGGCTCCTCTACTCGGTCTCAGTCGGGGTCCATTCCCCGGTCCCCTGGAAGGCCAGCTTCCCGGTGGCGTGCCCCTCGGCCGCGTCGATGTCGAAGCTCTCGATGTACGCCAGCCCAGAGCCGGGCGGGATCGCGATGGTCCCCGCCTGAGGGACCTGGGCGGGGTCGCCGCCCGCCAGGGCGGCGACACAATCCGTGATGTGACTCCACAGGGCCGTGAAGTAGCTGCCGGGGCTGAAGGAGGCCCCGGAGACCGGGAGGTCGATGGTCTCCTTGAGCACCTTGTCGTCCTCTCCGATGTCGGCGGTCTCGATCACCGCGGTGAAGGCCCCGAAGGGAGTCGTCACCGCGACGGCGGCGCTTCCCTCCACCATGCTCTTGAGGGCGGCGACGAAGGCCCCATAGGTGGGGGGCGCCAGCCAGCTCTCGACGTTGAGGCTGACATCATAGCCGGTTGGGACCTGGATGCGCCAGGCGTCCTCCTGGCCAGGGCAGGTGGCGATGTCGGCCTTCATCTTGAGGCTGTACTTCTTCAGGATGAGCCCGGTGATCGAGCCGATGGAGACGCTCGGCACGAAGTCCCGCGACAGCGTTGGGATGTCGAGGCCGACATCCACGCTCCACTGTCCGCCGACGAGGAGCCGCTGCTTCCAGATGTTCGCCTGGCCCTTGACCTCTTCGACGGTCCCCTTGCCGCTGAAGCCCCAGGTGTCTCGGTAGTCGATGGGGGTCTCGGCGAAGGTGCAGACGCCGCCGGTTCCGGTAACGCGCATGGGCTGGTCTGGCATGGGAGTCCTCCGTTCTTGTGCTCTACGCTACGATCAATGCCACTTCCCGCAGGAGCTTCGTCTGGACTTGGCAGGCGTCATCGGCCTGTCCGCCGGTGCCCGCGCAGGCCGTCACGTCGATGTAGATGTTGTCCGCGGTTCCCACGTCGATTGTGTCGCCCTCCTCTGAACCCTTGGGGACGGTGACCACCTTCTGCTCCGTCGAGTTGTCGAGCTTCTTGCAGGTGAGGGTCAGCACCCAGTCGTTCTCGGCGCCGATGTCGTGGGTGACTTCGACCTCGAGTTGGGCCGGCCCCTGATTGGGGTCAAGATCCGCGCCGGCGACGAACACGGTCTGGGATTCCCCTCGCGTGATCGTGCCCAGCACCGTGACCTCAGGGAAGACGTTGGCCCGCGAGAGGTGGACCCCTCTCGCGTCGTACCAGAGCCGGTCGAAGTTGGGATGCACCTGGATCGCGCGGTCCGTCAGGCTCTGATTCAGGTCGTTGCTCTCCAGCACGTTGAGCGCATCCAGGTAGGTCCGCATCCGCAGCGCCGCCGTGTTGCCGTAAGCGGCGGTGCCGCTCCGAACCTTGGTCTGCTCGGAGAGCGCCTTCGCGGCCGCCAGGAGGGCGATCTCCTGGTCGTAGTCGTCGAGGGCGAGCACGCTGGCCAGGATGGATGCGGCGCCGGCGGACACGCTCGTTGCGCCGGTCCCATCGCCGAGGTGGAGCGCGCAGAGGGCGTACTGCGCGGCAAGGCTGTCGAGGTGCGCCTGTAGAGTCGCATCGGGCAGGTCTGACATGGGCTGGCCTCCTACTCCAGTTGCTGTGGGATGTTGACGACCTTGAAACTGTCGCCGGCGCTACCGCCGGTGATCGCGATGCTGGTCACCTGGGTGAACTGGTCATCCTCCTGGGCGGCCACCAGGTCGATGCGGGTGCCCGCGGCGACCGCGCCGGGGATGGTCCCGGTGAGCGTGCCGGGGTCCCCATCCTGGTTCTTGGCGTAGACGGTCACCTCGATCGCCGGCGGGTGAGTCCCGGCCAGGGTCTTCAGGCAGAGGTCGTGGGCCAGTTCGAGGGTCGTTCCGGCGAAGAAGTCCCCGTTGCCCGGTCTCGTGATTACGAAGCGGGCCAGCTCACACTCGACGGTGCTCTTCGTGGCGCCAGTCAGCAGCACCTCGACCTCGAGTTGGCAGGAGTTCTCGTAGCGGTCATCCTGCACGCCGCCAACCTCGGAAGCGCCCGTGAAGCTCGTGATCTGAAGGCCGAGCGGAACGAGCTCCTGCCGATGCTCAGCGATCACCTTGCCCACGGCGCTGCTCAGGTCGTCGCAGGCGATCTCGCGGCCGGTGTTGCCGTCCGTGAGCGCGGAGAGCCCGAACTGCATCCGCTGTATCTGCCCGTAGCGGTTGTACTGCGCGATGTTGAGGGTCGTCAGCTTGCTCTCTTCCCCGCTCCTCGAGAGCACGAGGAAGGGGCTGGGGAACTGGTCTCCCGGCCGAAGGGCGGGCAGGGCTCTGGCCGTGCAAACTGCAACCTCGCCGGCTCCCAGCCGCCGCCATTGCGCGCGGTACGGACCGTCAGGGTCGTTGAGGTGGTGCTTCAGCCACGCGATCAGGATACGCTTCGCGTCGGTCACGTAGCGGTGCTGGTTCAGGACGTCCGAAGCGAAGTCGCTCATCAGTGGCCCACCCTGCACAGGAGTTCCGTGTAGAGCCTGGCGTGCGCCGTCACCTGCGTCACCCGGAAGTGCCGGGTCTCGTCCGGGAACCCGGTCCTGAGGATGTCGCCCGGGTTGATCGCGACCTCCGGGTAGCAGTAGACCGCCTTGCTTCCGCCCACGATCGCCTGGGTCGCCTCCAGCGAGAGCTCCTTGGGCGGCTCCAGCGAGACGCGGATCTTACCGCGGTCGGTGAAGAGGTGGGGGTCCTCGATCCACGCCACCCAGTCCTCGCCCTGGTAGTCTTGGTCCAGGTAGGCTGAGGCGATGGTGGTGTTCGGCGCGCTCTCGTCGCCGGTATGGGCGAACCAGTCGGCGTCGGTGCCGAAGGTCGCCATGTGGTCGTCGAGCACCTGGCGGAGCATGGTCAGCGCCTGTTCGTGAACGCCTCCCCTACGCCTTAGCGGCAAGATGGAGCCCCCCTCTCACCAGGTCGGCCCAGGTCTCAGTCTCGGCCCGGCCCCGCGGCATCATCGGAAGCCGAGCATTGAGCAGGGCCCGGGCGACCTGCTTGGCCCCCGTGGAGAGGTGCTGGAACAGGGCCGGCAGGTCCTCGTCATCCCAGATGATGTCGGTGCCTTGCGCCGTCAGGTCCATCAGGTCACCCCGAGGCGTGAATGCGGACCATCATGTTCGTGAACTGCTCCCGGATGTAGGGCACACCCTTCTGGATCGCCTCGGTGCGCCAGTCCCGCTTCGGGAAGGGGCCGAAGTGCTTGCTGCGATGGGCCCACCCTTCCTTGAGGCCCTTGCGCCAGCCCTCGCTGTCGAACGGCTGTGGCCGGGTGTGTCCGGGATCGACCCAGGCGTACCACATCTTGCCCCGCTTCGCCGTTGGGACCGATCTCCCGGGGTGCCCCCGTATGATGATCCAGCCGTAGTAGAACCCGTCGCTGCTCGCGTCGTTGATGAACTCGATGACCCCGGGAGACCGTTCCACAAAGAGCTCGTGGCGCTGAAGGTTGCCGGTGCGGAACCGACGCGCGGCGCCGTACACCATCCGCAGCAGGACGGAGCGGTCGAGCAGATAGAGCCGATGGATGGCGTCCCGGAAGGTGGGAGCCGGCTGGCTGAGCAGGAGCATCTGCCGTCGCTCCCATATGGCCATCAACTCGTCGTCCGGGATGGTGCGGGTTGGCATGGATCACTTGGGCTTCCCCCTCGGCGGCTTCGCCGCGGGCGTGATTCGCATGTAGGTCTCCAGGTCCGCGCCATCCTCAACGAAGCGGCTTCCGGCGGAAGCCCCCATGCTGGGCGTTGTGCCGCCCGGGGGCGATGCCTCCATGGGGCCCGGCTCAGGGATCGGTTCGCCGGCGCGCGTCGTCTTGGGGTCCGGCATCTCAGTCAAGCTCCTCGTATTCGAGCAGTAGGCATTGCCCTGGCCCGCCGTCGTCATCGTAGGCTGCGACTCGCTCCGATGATACCAGCCTCAGGCGCGTTCCCCGCAGGAGGACAACCTCACCCTCGGTCGAGCGCGCGGTGATGTCGGCTGCAGTTCGACAGCGGATTGTGAGGAGGGCCATGTTTCTGCCCGAGGTGAAGCGAAGGGCCGTGTCTCGGCTGGTAGAGGCCGAGGTCACCGCGTTGCATGTGAGTTCGCCGGCCTCAAGAGCAGTCATCTGCTCGTCAGAGAGATCGGCAAGCCCGCGGTACACGGTACCCTGAAACTGTGGAGCCCGGGCCAGTGCGCCCTCGATGCTGTCGCTGTAGTCAATCGCGAACTGGCCGCCACTCCCGGGATCTCCGGTCGCTTGATAGGCCCTGATGTTCCGGTAGTAGCTCCCAAGCCATGCCTGGAAGGCGTTGTCCTCATCCTGGGTGAGACTGTCATTCCATGCCTTGGCGGATGCCTCGTCCCAGGCTGGCCGCGCGGGGAGGGGGCTTGGATGAGCGGCAGGGGCGGGTTTGGGCTCGGTGGCCGGTTCTGGCACTGTCGTCGTGCCCCCTGGCGCGATCGGTGAAGCGCCGGCCGGCCGAACGAGCGGGATGGCGTCCAGCATCAGATCGGCCACCTGCTGGCAGAGCCAACACGCGCTCGGCGCCGGGTTGAGGAACAGGTGGTAGCGGCCGTCCGTGCCCAGCACGCAGTCGGTCCCGCACAGGCAGTTCGGATGCACCGGGGGGCCCCGGAAGGTGAGCCCCTGGGCGTCAGCCACCGCATCCATCGCCTCTGAGTTGGCCCCCAGGGTCTCCCGGAAGACGGTGTTGCGCGCCACGTTGTCCGCGTAGGCGGCCTCCGTGCGGATGAGCCGCAGGAACTCGTAGCTGCGGTACATCGGCAGGTAGTCTCGCAGCAGCCAGTCCGAGGCCGCGATCGGGTTGACGCCGCCCTGGGCAACGCGCGCCATGAGCGCGCGGATCTGCTCCCAGGCCGGCTGGAGTCGAGGCCGGTTGGCCGGCGCCACCTTGTCGAGCCCCTCGTCCCAGATCGCCAGGCACCGGCTCTCCAGGAGCTTCCATTCCTCGAGGCTCAGCCGCCCCTGGTCCAGGAGCCGGAGGCACTCGTCGAGCGTGCTGCCGTAGGAGAGCGTGTGGGTGACCATTGAGGCCATGACGGCGGTCGCGCGCACGTCCGGCAGGTTCTGCAGCACCCACTCATCGGTGATCTCGGGGACGGCTTCGGCCCCTGCCTGGACCCAGGAAGCTGCGAGCACGCGAGACCTGAGCTCGTGCAGGCGTCGCGCGCTGTGGTCGATGACGTTATGGCATCCGCAGGGGCAGGCGCTCATCAGGTCCCCGTGAGTGCTCTGGTTCGTCGTCCGGTGAAGTCGATGTAGCCCTGAAGGAGGCGCTCGGCCTCGCGGTAGATGAGATCGGCCGCGGCGCCCTGGTCCTTCTCGGTGGCCAGCGTGTAGGACAGGCTGAAGGCGCTGGCGCTCTTGATCTGCTGTTCCGTGGGGTTCGGCACCAACCCACTGCCGATTCCCCTGGTCGTCGCCACCAGGCAGATCGCGTCCTTGATGCGCTGCGGAACCTGTGCCGCGTGTCCCCAGGTCCCCTTGACCACCAGGTTGCCAAGGGTCGTCGTCGGCCGCACCCAGACCCCGCTGTTCTTGCGCAGACGCTCCTTGGGGCTTCCGTTGAGCGGAAGCGCCTGGTAGGCGGTGATTGCCGACCCGTTGAGTTTCACCTCGTTGATCGCCAGGGCATCCGGTATCTCGATCTCTTGCAGCCCGTTGCCGTTGAAGTACCGTTCGAGCTCTGCCTGGACCTCGAACTCCCGATCGGTCTTGGCCGTGACCCACTCCTCGGCCATCAGGAGCGCGTCGTGCTGTTCGGTGGCGTCCCAACCGTCGTACCCCTCGATGCCCGCGGCGTCCAGGTATGCGGTGAGGTCGTTCGCGGCCAGGATCATCTCGTTCACCTCTGAACCCGAAGAGGGCCGGCGGCCTAAGCCAACCGGCCCCCTTCACGGGCCCTGCGTCGCGGCGCTCAGGCGGCCGCAACCTCGTCGAAGAGGAAGGTGGCCGACGCGAACTCGGTCGTGCCATCCTCCGCGACCTGCACGAGCACGATCTCGTCATCCGCCTCGACCTCCAGCCCCAGGTCGTCCACCTCGTCGCGGGTGTCTCCGCCGGTCCAGGTGAAGCTCGCGGCGGTCCCCTTGGTCCGGTTGAGCAGCAGGAACACGCTGTCGCCGGCCACTCCGCTGGCGGTCTGGGCGGTCATCTGGACCCGGTCGATCACGCCACCGTAGCGCAGGCGCAGACCCTCGCCGGCCGTCAGCCGGTAGATCCAGCCCTGCGTCGCCAGCGGCTGGGTCGTGTAGACCGTGACGGCGGATACACGCCACCGGATGGCGTACCCGGCCTGGCCGTTGATGGTCGTTGTGGCCCAGTCGGCCGGCGGGTCGAAGCTCATCATGTAGGTGCTCGCCCCCGCCGTGAACCCGGAGGAGTTGTCCTTCAGGGTCAACGCGCCCCAGGTGTTCCCGGCCTTGCTGTACTCGGGCGTGATGGTGATGGTGCCCTGCAGCGCCTGCGAGACCGTGAGCTTCACCTTGCAGAACTTGGCGGTGTCCACGATGTAGCAGGCATCGTTGGGCACCAGAATGCCTGTGTAGGCCGGCAGGAGGGCCACGTCGCCGGCGTCGGCATCGGTGAAGTCGGTCGTGTCGTCCGTCCATCCGGCATCGGCGGAAGCCACCACAACGTAGCTGCGGCTGCCGAGCGGCGGGGTCGTCACGGCGGTGTAGGCCGACACGCGGGCCCTGATCCAGTAGCCGCTCTGGCCGTCCACCGTGTCGAGCGCGATGTCGCCGGGCAGATCGAAGCTGACCTTCTTCCAGCCCGTGGTCGCCGTGAACCCGGTGGTGCCGTCCGTGACGTTCTGGAGCGCGCCCCAGACCCCATTGCCCTTGCTGTACTCCCAGGTGATCGTCCACGTCCCCACCCCCTGGGTTCCGATGAGGAGCCACAGCGCCGTGGGCTTCTTCGTCCCGTCCGGGGATGACCAGTAGTAGGCGTCATCCTCGGCCGGCACGGTGGGCAGGAGGGTCATGTCGTTGGCGGTGGCGTTGCCGGCGGCCGTCGTCTCCCAGGTGTAGGCCCCACCGTCGTCCGCGCAGGCCAACGGCGCCAGGCCGTGGGTCTGGAGGAAGAACTTGGTCGGGTTGGCCGCCGTCAGCTTGCCGAACAGCACGCCGTCGCTGCTCACGCCAGCGTCGTGCCCCAGGTTGCCGGAGACGAAGAGGGAGATCGGACCCTGAATCGCGGACATCTGGGCGAGCAACTCCGCGAAGTCCTCGATCGACGCCTCCATCGGACTGACCGCGGCCTGCAACTCCTTGATCGCCGCCAGGGGCTCGACGCGGCCGCCGGCCCCGCTCGGGAAGCCGCGCCAGACGGGACCCGACCGCCTGGCTCGCGCCACCATCGCATCTGTGATCTCGTGGGTATAGCTCATCGCACCGTTCCTTTCGGTTCGTCAGGGGCCCCGCCCGGCTGCGTGGGCGAGGCCCCTGGCCTGTAGAGCCCGGGGGCTCTGGCACGCCCCTTAGGCGGCCGCGAAGTTGACCACCAGGAAGTGCGACTTCTCGACGCGCACCTCCATCGACAGCTCGCCCACCATGCCCGCCTGCTCGCCGTCGATGAGCTCGGGCAGCTTCTTGGTGGCGAAGTTGCGCAGGAAGGCCAGCTTGACGTTGTCCTCGCAGACGCCCAGGATGACGTTGTTGGCCTCCGTCCCGCTGTCGTAGGGGATGGACGGATGGACGAACAGGTCGGCCACACCGTACTGATGCTGGTAGCGACCGACCCGCTGCCCGGCCTTGATCGCAACGTCGGCGTCCGAGAGGTCCACGTTGAACCGCACCTTGTCGGTGAAGTCCGCGAAGGCCTGGGCCGTCTCCATGCTCATGTAGAGCGCGTTGGGGGCGTACCGGCCCTTCGTGGCGTTCCAGACCTTCACGAACCCCGCCTTGATGTCATCCTCCGAGAGCGCGTCGCCGCCGGCGTCCTCCTGGCAGGTCTGAATGAACCCGTCCCAGGTGCCGAGCGCGCCGGCGAGGCCGAGGAAGGTGCGAGGGTCCGTCTCCGACTCCACGCCCTCGATCACCTGCTTGTCGATGTCCTTCAAAATGCCACGGTACTCCTGGTCCAACTGGTCGTTGAGCAGATCGACCAGGTCGGGACCGAGGCGCCCCAGGCGTGCCTCCTCGGCTTCGGAGGCGGTGAGGGTGATCTTGCCCGCGAAGATCTGGCAAGTGTTCGTGAGCTTGGTGGGCAGCACGGCCGAGGGCTCGCTCAGATCGGCCCACGCGAAGCCCTCATCCTGGGCGTTGGCGGCAGCGTTGCGGATGACGCGCTCCCGCCAGTAGTGGGTGACGCCCTTCGCCCTGGCCGTGGCCAGGCGCGCCGTGAAGTGGGTGGCGTAGTCACCGTATGTCGTGGTGATCTCGTCCCACGTGAGATCACGCTGACTGGTGACTGTGGTCGAACTGATCGCCGCCTGCAGATGGGAGCTCCGCCGCTGAACGATCTCTCGGACAAGTGCCCCCAGGGTGGTTGGGATCATGTCGGTTACCTCGCTCGCATGGTGTGTCGCCCACGCGGTAACTTCGGTGTCTACGTCTGCGGCTGCGGCGGAAGGCCGAGGCGGTTCATTACGACCTCGCGCGCCCTCGCGCGCCCGGCCTCACGGGCGGCCCGGTTCCCCTCCTTGGCCTCGATCTCCTCGAGCGAGGGCGGCACCTGGGGCTCGATGGCCGGAGGGGTCGGAAGCGTGCGGGTCTCGCTGGTCACCACGCCGGAGGGGGCGGGCGCCGGAGCCGCCGGTGCGTCCGAACCCGCGGGGTCCAGACCCAGATGCGCTCGGACCTCCTGCAGATCCGCGGCCAGGGGGCCGACGACCTCGGCGATCTCGGCCCTGAGGGCCTGAAGGTCGCGGCGGACCAGGTCGGTGACGGCCTGGAGCGCCTCCTCGCTGCCTGTGTCACCTGGAGCCGGAGCCGGGGCCGGAGCGGGCTCGGCCGCGGCCGGGGCGGGCGGCTCAGCCGGTGGCGCTGGCTCGGGGTTGGGTGTCGTTGGCGACGTTGCCGGATTCGGCTCTTCCGATGATGGGGGCTGGGTAGCCGGAGGAGGGGCGGGCTCGCCCATGTTGGCGCGAAGCTCGGCCCTCTCCTCGTCGGACAGGCCAGCCAAGAACTCGGTCACACGGCTCATGGTTGCACCTCCGGTGCTGGGGGTCTCGGCCCGTCCGAAGAAGGCGGACCAGGCGGCATCTGACCGCAGTTCCGAGCCGTCCAGCACTTCCTGGGCCACCGCTTCACCGAAGGCTTCCAGGATGGCGGCCATCTCGGCCTCCAACCCGGCTTCGCCGGTCTCTCGGTGGCGCCAGGCTGCGGACTGGAGCGCCTCGGCCAGGGTCTCGATGAGACTGTCGAACGTGCGCATGGGCATCCTGCGCTTGAGCAGGTCGGAGAACAACTCGGCGCCCGTGAGGTCGCCGGACTCCGCATAGGGCTGCAGGGGGACGCTGCGATCGGTGCTCGGCATGGGTGTACCCTCCGTGGGGGGCTGAGAGGGGTCACCCCTCCTCAGCGAGATGCGGAAACGTGAACGCCGGGCCTGCAGTGGGTCCACGCCGTCGAAGAGGCTCTGTAGGGCGATACCCAGGAGTCCGAAGTTGGCATCCGGGTTCGCGCCCATCATCTCAAAGATGAGCGCCACATGATCGGCGCGCGCGTTCGGCCCGACGAGAGCGCAGACATCCCGTTGGGCCAGGTCGCTGCGGATGCGGCGGCGGTACACGTGGAGCATCCCCAGGCTGGCGGCCAGGGGCCGGCCGGCCGTTACGTCGCTCACCAGGGCCTGGAAGTAGGGATGGTCCTCCCGGAGCCGATGCCGATAGACCAGGGCGTGCTCGGGTCGCGAGACCTGGACCTTCTCGCGGATCTCGCTCCAGGAGTAGAGGTCCCACTGGTCCGCGGGGATGGTTGCCGTCGCCCATCCGATCGGGAACGGGTGCGTCCTGTCGTGCGTCAGCCGGAGCATGGTGCAGCCGAGGGAGGCGGCCTCGGTGAAGGTCTGGGCGCGTTCGCCGATGGCTGCCTGTGCCCTGAAGAGCGGGATGATCTCGGGAGACACGTAGGTCCCGTAGGCGTCGAGCGTGGCGCTCCCGCAGAGCATCTCCAACCGGGGGTAGCCCTGGTCCAGGATTGCCTGCACGTAGCCCACGCGGCCCATGTTCACCTCGAGGAGCGGGGCTTCCGAGGCGTTCACCCAGGAGCCGTTGGAGAGCCGGTACTGCTGCTCGAAGGCGCTCCATGCGGCATCGGAGGCCGCCGTCTCCGGGGTCCCCGTACCCAGCAGCAGGTTGAAATGAGCCTGCCAGAACTGGGCCCCGTCCAGGGAGAGAGGGGCTCCCCTGCGCAGCCTCACGTTGGCCGGAACATCCTGCATCGAGCTCCACATGGTCAGTCCTCCTGACCGTTGCCGCCGAGGAACGTCTCGTGGCGCCCCGCCTGGCAAAGCACCATTTCGGCCATGTCCGTCAGTTGGTTCAGGGCGCTCTCTCCGCGCGATCGCCATTCCTGGGCGCCCCGGAAGGCGCGCCGCACGTCGTCGGGCGTCGTCGCTGCCCTGAGAGATCGCCTGATCGCGCTCTGAGTGGCGCCAGGGATGGCTTGGCTCGCGAACGTGCCGAGCCCCTTGCCCTGGCGAAGACGCCGGAGCGCCTTCCTCTCCCAGAGCTCCAGGTCGGCCTGGGCTGCCGCATCGAGCGGCTCGTCGGCGCCCGCTCGCTCAGAAGCATCGGCGGGTGTCTCGATGTCCTCCTGCTCGGGCGCGTCCTCCGGGTCGGTCATCCCCTCCTCGCTCGCCTCAGCAGCGGGCAGGGGTTTCTCGCTGAAGGTGATCTTGTAGGCTGCCTCGGGATCGGCGGCCGCCGGATCGTAGGTGACCAGTAAGCCGGTGGCCGTGACCATGTAGAGGCAGTTCCCCAGCCGGGAGTCCACCTCGTCCTGGCCGAGCAGAGCGCGGGCCTGGTTCGTAGTCAGCACGTTCGGCCCGGCATTGCGGATCAACTGAGAGAGCTTGAGCCGGTCCTCCTCCTCAGGAAGCCAGTCCTGCTCGATCTCTCCGCAGCCGATGTCCTCGAGACACAGGTCGATGAAGTCCTTGATGAAGAGCATGGTCGGGACCAGGCCCCATCGGGTCGCAGCCTTGATCTGGTCCTCCTGGCTCTCCTTGTAGACCTGGCCGGCGAACCCGATGGTCGTGGCGTTGAACCCGAAGAGCGCGGCCGTCAGGTGGATGGCCCGCATCTGCAGGTCGTCCCATTCCATGTCGTCGCGCCGGCGCGTCGGCTCGAACTGGGGCCCCGCCGGAGTCCAGGATGACTTGTGTCTGGCCTTCGGGTCCAGCTTGGGCCTCGTGTTGACAAACTGCGTGAACTTGATGATCTGGTCCACGGTCCAGGAGTCGGGGGTGCGCCAGGTGCCCTCGGTTGTGTCGCCTTCGGTGAAGAAGCTCAGGTTCCAGTCTTCGGAGAAGAGCCAGGCCATGACCTGGCTGACCAGAGCCTCGCAGGCCGGGAACCCCCAGACGGTCTTCTTCCGGGGTCGCATCCTGAAGTAGTAGAGCTCCTCGGCCGTATAGCCCGGGCGACCGTTGACCTGGACGCGCCGGCCGTTGATCCACTGCTCGAAGGCGATCTCGGGCGGCCGTGGCACCCATCCGTTGGCGTCTCGCTTCGGGATGACCCCCAGCCCGGAGAGCATTCGGTGACCTGTGATGTTGCCGGCGCCATCCCGCTCCACCCAGATCGGCAGCGCGTCGATCGCCAGGGCGTCCCAGATGGCTTCCAGCAGGAACTCGCGCCAGGGGACACCCGGACCGCCCAGGCCGCCGCGGCGGGTCACGTACTCCTTAGCTCGTGCTATCTGCGCCTCGATCTCGGGTGCTTCGGCCTTGTCAGGGTCCTTGGCCTTGAAGCTGAAGCGGAGCGAGGAGAGTTGCTCTTGCCGCTTCGCGATGCAGATGGTCGCCGGCGAGTAGACCTCCGCCACCCACTCGAGGAAGGAGAGTGCTGCGAGCCGGCCATCGCCGGTGGCTTCCGACCTGAGCCCGAGCACGCCGCTGTCGGGGGTTGAGCTGTCGTTGTTCTCCGCAGGCGCATTCCACCAGTCGCGCCCTTGGTTGTGGGGTTGCTGTCCGCGCAAAGCCTGCCAGGCTGCGCCAAGGCGGCTTCCGAGTGTGGGCTGACGCGCTCTTTTCTTCCGCATCAGATGCCTGCCCGGCGGATACCGATGTGGCGTCGCGCGCAGAATAGCCCCCAGGTGAACGTTTGTCAAGCCTTGTGGGCCATTCTCTGGGCATCCCCTGATACTGTGTTTTCGCCAGTCGCCCCGCACACTCCTTCTACGCCCCTTGGGCATCTGTTTTGCCGACCCCGCGGGGTCCGATCTGTTCGCGCTGAGCCATACCGCCAAAATCGTCCCGTTATGCAGACCGTAGGGGGACCTGCGTGCTTGCACGCTGAGGTCCCGCAGATCGACCCTACGCCCCGTTCAGCCCGAATGTGGGTAGGAGTGGTGCAGGGTCCGGGGGGTGCTTATATCATAAGCAGGCTTGGGACGGGTGCAGGAGTGCTGTACGTTTCCTCGGTGCGATTCCTCACCAGAATCCAACCGAGGAAATCAACCGAGAAAATCCACGAGAAAATCAACCGCCCTCGTCCTCACGCCGCCGCTGCTCGTACTGCTCCCACTGCTGCCAGAGGTCCGGCCGTTCCCAGGCGGGGACGCCCTCCCCGAGCCTGCACGCGACGCAGTAGTACAGGTGGGCGTGGCGCAGGTGATCGGCCGCGGTCTCTTTCCATACGGCGCGCGGGTTGCCGTGTTGGTCCTTCTCCATCGCACGCTTCGAGGCCGTGAGGTGAGCCTTGAGCACCTGCTCGGTCTCGTAGCCGAGCGTCGGGAAGACATCCCCGCCGCTCTTCCCGAGCATGATGCGGTCTCTGGTCCAGTCGAGCCCGGCAGTCCGGTGGATGCGAACGCGGGGCTCGTCGTGAACGCGCTCGAAGCACTCCTCCGCAGGCAGGGTGGTGAGGGAGTAGTCGGCCATGACCACCCGGCCGGGGAACCTGGCCACCAGGTCCTGCACCGGCCTGGCGTCGGGCTGGGCGTCGGCGACCAGCCGCATGATCTTGAGCGTCTCCATCGCCGAGGCCACTTGGTTCCAGTCGTCGAACCGCTCGACGCAGACCAGCTTGCCCTGGCCATCGCCGGCCATGAAGTCCAGCTTCTTCCCCTGGTCCAGGCCGGCGTAGAGCGTGCCATCGGACACCAGGGTGCTCTGCCATGCGCCGAAGGCGATCATGTCCGCCGTGAGCTCGTTCTCCCCCGACACCTCGGGTAGCCCGATCCCCCCCTGCACGACGAGCTCGGGGAATTCGGCCTTGCGGTACTCCTTCGCGAGGGTGGCCGCGTCGGCGTTGGGCGGCATGATGCCGGTCACATGATAGCCGGCATGGTCCGAGTTGCTGGGCTCCTGGGCCTCCCAGTACCCGTTGTGAACCCACTCGCGCTCCACCTCGGCCTGGCAGTAGCAGCACCGGAACACGCCCTCGTCGGGGTCCAGATGCTGCTGCCAGGGGGTGCTCTTGTCCATCGGCGCGAAGACCTGGCGCCGGCCGCAGGCCCCGCAACTCCAGATCCACTCGTGCTGGTTCGTCGTCTCCCAAGCGGCCGAGACGCCATACCCAGGGATGGTGGGGGTGGAGAACAGGAAGCACCTGCGGTCGTCGCTGTTGCGCGTCCGGTCCTGGTAGAGTTGGAGCGTATCCGGCTGGGACCTGTCGAGCTCGTCGTGGATCAAGTAGTCACAGGGGATCGACAGGGCCACCACTTCGGACTTGGTGCCCCGGAAGTAGATCGTGCTCCCGTTGAGGAACTGCTTGACCCCCACCTGGTCGAGGTCGCCCATGTGCCGGCGGAGGTGCCGGCTCGTAGTGAGCATGGTCTTGACGCGGGCCGCGCTGAAGGCCCGCACGTCGCTGTCAGTGGGGAACGTCCAGATCGCGGTCCGGGGTCTGCCCCGCAGGGGGAACACCAGCTTCTGGACCGTCTTCGCGAACCAGGTGACCGTCTTCCCGCTCTGCGCGCAGGCCACCGCCGTCTGGTTCGGGGTCGGGTCGTAGAGCGGCTGGAGCAGGTAAGGGCGGCTCACGAAGTCCAGGTGCTCCTTCCGCTCCGTCCTTAGCATCGAGAGAGCGAAGCAGCCCGGATCGCTCGGGGCCCTCTGGAGGAGCCGCGTTTGCCCCCTGGCCGCCTCGTGTAAGTAGGAACGCCGCGTTGCTGAGTACGCTGGCGAGTTCATCATCGCTGACCTGGCGCTCCAGAAGGTCTTCGAGCGCGTCGCTTACCGGGCCGGTTAGCTCGGCGCGCTCCGTGGCCTCGCCCATGATGAGCCGCTGGGCCTTGATGATCTCAATGACTGCCCGGGCTGCGCCTTCGAGGCTCACGACGCGGAGGGGCGCCCTACCGTCTTCCCCTCCCTGAATGGCAGCGACCAGTTCCGCCTTGGTTCGCTGTAGAATGTCGATGTCCTCGCGGAGCTTGGCAACCACCTCGCGAGCGAGCTCTCGCTGGAGCCTTTCTCGTGCTGCCCTCGTTGCCTGGTCGTGGAACGCCCGGCGCCGCTCCTCCCAGTCCTCCCGAGCAGCGTGGTCTTTCATCGTCGCGTAGACCAACCCTTCGGCCTCCGCGAACTGCTGTTGGGTCATCGTTTCGGGGGATCGCTCAAACTTGAGGGCAACGGCGCGCCAGTCGGTGCGCCTGATGGGGCTTGCTGTCGCGTCCGTTTCGTCACCCATCTGGCGGCCCTTCCGGCGGACCATCCGGCACCGCAGCGGAGTCCAGGTGGGCGTTCACGATCTCGACCATGCGGGAGACCATCATGCCCAGATGGCGGATGTCCTCCTGCCGTCCGAGCCTCTTGCACGCGGCCGTGAAGCTCTCGAACACCTCCTCCGGCACGACGCCCACCTGCTCGGCTTCGTGCGGGATGCGATCGACGAGGCGGTCCCATTCGTGCTTCTGATGTGGGAGGAACACCAGGGCGACGGTATGCCAGCGGAACCCAAGAGTCAGGTCGCGCACGTCGATCTGACCCTTCTGAAGGGGGATGTTGAGCCTGGCGGGGTCCAGGAAGGTCTCCAGCCGAGCGTTCACGTCGGCGATGCCCAGGTACATCCTCCGGAGCGTGTCGGGGTCATCTTGGCCCTCGATGGCGTTGTGAGCGAGTTGCTTGCCGCGGATCTGATCCGGGGTCAGCTCCCGCATGTCCGCGAGAATGGCGATCTCCTGAAGGCCCGCCATTCGAGCGGCCCGGGCGCGATGGTGGCCGCTCACGATCTCGAAGGCCCCTTCTCCCTCATCCCGATCCCGGGCGACGCAGTAAGGCAGCCCCTCCAGGTGCTTCTCGCGCTCCACGGTCGCCGCCAGGTGCTGGAGCATCTCCGGCGCCATGACGCGGGCGTTCATGTCCTGCTCCCGTAGGCCGGTCAGCGGGACCATCCAGACCTGGAGGGCGTCGTCTATCTGGCCGATGAGCCTACCCGGTAGCATCGGCGTCTGCCTCCTGAGGGCTGCGGGCATCCTCGAGTCTGAGCCACTCGCGAAAGGCCGCCTTCAGCGTCTTGGGCTGCCATTCCTGGCGGTAGATGATCCGCCAACTCCCGTCGTGCTGCGCCTCGCGTTTCTCAACGCGCATGATGCCCCGGTAGACCATCGTACTCGAGTGGCGGCTGAACCAGGTTGTCTCGACGCCCTTCTGCCCCGAGATGCCCAGGTTGAGCGCAGCGTTCGCGACCCAGTAGAACTCCTCGGTCACCATCAGGCGGATGAACAGCCGGTTGAGGTGCCGGCGGGAGGGCGGGCTCATCGCGAACTGAAGCCAGAGATACTCCCCCGGCCCCATGCCGCCGATGTCACCACGACCCATGAAGGTGCTGTAGAGACCGGCGATCGCGAACAGCTTCCCATCGACCAGGGCTGCGACGTATCCCTGGGCGCTGGTGGTGCCGAGGTTGTGGGCCCAGAGGTCGCGGTAGTACATCGCCTGTTCGCGGCTCACGGCGATGAAGCTCACCCGGCTGCCCCTGGTGAGCGGGTCCTCGTCGGTCAGGATCGGTGCAGCCACCGCCTTGATCTCGGTGAGTCCGATGGCCTGGCAGCCGATGGCGTGCAGGGACTTGGCTTCCTCGGGGCGGTTCGTCCATAGGTAGTCAACCCTGGTCGGGTCCATCTGGCACGCGAAGAGCCCGCCGGCCGCCGCCGCCTCGGGGATTGCTCGACTCGTGAACACGATCGCCAGGCCGGGGAACTCCATGATGCGGTCGGTGAGCCGGCCGACGTCCTCGGGCCGGAACTCGGCGATCTGGGGGTCGTTCCATGTGACCCGGCCCTTGTAGTCGAACATGACGCCGTACCCGCCGCCGTAGATCGGTGGGTCGGTGTAGAGCAGCGTCTGCGCGTCAGCCTGGCCGGGTATCTCATCCCAGATGTCCGACACGGCGTACTCCATGCCCCGGCAGGCCCCCGCGAGGGTTTCGATCCGCTGGCGCCACTCCATCAGGTAGTCATCTCGCCGGAGCTCGAAGTCGCGCAGTAGCTGGCGATGGTAGTAGCTGCCGGCGTCCTTGCGCGCCGCCCAGGCGCAGGCGTAAAGCGCCGCGGCGGCATGGTTGATCCCGCCGTCCCAGCAGGACTCCAGGCAGTCCAACTCAGGCATGTCGTGGAGCTCGATCTTGAGGGCGCGCAGGTCCCGGCCGGCCGCGTACTCCCCCAGGATGGTGGAGAAGAGCGATATGTCGGAGGCCCTGATCGCGGAGGGGTTCCAGCCTTGCTTGACGGCAAGCCACGGGATGGTGAGTCGCCCGACGCAGGGGTTCAGCAGGCGCGTGTAGCGCGCCCGGGCGGCCTTGAGCAGCGGGGCCAGGTACTCTCGGAACGGCCTGGGAGTGACGCCCAGGAACAGAGCGATGTAGCTGGGTGATCCGGCTACCGGCATCTGGTCGCCCCCGGCCCGGAAGCTGTTGGAGCGAGCCCCGTGGTCTCGAACCCGGCCCCCCGGTTGGAGCCGGGGGGAGCGCCTGCTGGCTCGCTCGCTTTTCCTCTACGGTGTAATCGTAGCGGGTTCCGGGGGGAGTGTCAAGCCCAACTCCTGATTGGTCGGCCCTGAGACCAGTTCGACCTCCAGGGCATCGTAGTCTTTCTGCCAGTCGTAGACGTCCCAGGGGAAGTCGTCGGCGTCCCGGAGGTGCTCACGGATCAAGGCCTGGGCCTCCTGCGCGTTCCGGGCGCTGTCCGGGAGAAGGGTCACCAGGCAGTGGAGCATCGCCGGCACCTTCAAGCGGTAGACGAAGGGCGTCGGTCGTCGTCGTGGTATGGTGGTCACCTCTCAGTCCGGTCATGTAGGAGAGCGAGCGGCCCATCCGCTGGCACTTGGCGACCAGTTCGGCAAGGGGTCCTGCCCGGGCGTGTTCCCATGTTCGCGGATGGACCCATAGGCTCTCGTTGCGCCAGCCTGCTCCATCCTCACCGTCATCCCGGTGGGCTGTATGGCGATCGCGGGGAGTGGCGCAGTCGGGCCGCCTGAAGTCGAGCCTGGTCCAGCCGGCGTCCTCGAGCGGAGCATAGATCGGGTGAACGACTCCGCTCACGAGGAAGTGGCCCGGCAGTTCGAGGAGGGCGCGCACGAGTCGATCATGCCCGAAGAGGGTCGTCTCTCTCACATAGAGCCTGGTATCTCGCCGGCTGGAGTGCAGGTAAGGGGGGTCCACGTAGCAGAAGCTCGTTGGCCGGCAGAACTCTCCCATGCACTCCAGGGCGTCCTTGTCCTCGATCTGGGCTCCCTGGAGCCTGCCGGCGACGGCCGCCAGGGAGCGAATGCGAGAGGCGAGCCGCCTCGGTGGCCCAGCGCGGCCGGCCTGCTTCATCCGGGACCAGCCGCGCCCGAAGGTCCCGGAGGTGCTCTGCGAGGCCACGACCCACCACATCCAGGCCCGTCGAACTGGGTCGTCCTCGTGGCGGTAGGCTCGGCGGCACTCCTCATAGAGGCTGCGCGACACGAGGGTGAGCTCCGCAAGTAGCAGGAACTCCGGCAGGCGATCCCGCAGGACCCGGAAGAAGTTGGCGATGTCTCGGTCGATGTCGTTGAGGGTCTCCAGCCGGGAAGGCTCCTTGCGGAAGAAGAGGGCGCCCGAGCCGAAGAAGGGCTCGACGTACTCCTCGTGGGGCGGTATCAGGGGCAGGAGCAGGAAGGTCATCATCTGCTTGCCGCCGGCCCAGGAGAAGGGCAGTGTGGGGCGCCCGTTCATCGCGCAGGGTCCTCCGGAAGCGCCATGCTACGCAGGGCGCAGGCCGACTTGAACAGGCCGAGGGCCTCGAGCCGCTCGGCGTTGAGAAGCACGGCGGCAACGGAGTGCATTGTGCTCATCGGTTTCGGGTCACCGAAAGCGGCCGCGCGGATGCCGCAGGTCACCGCCCTGGACAGGATCAGATCGAGGTCGCCTTTCCCGCATGGGAGTCGGGCCCCCTCAGCGTAGATCCAGCGCCTGAGCTCGCGTAGAGGTCCTCGGCAGTCGTTGCCCGTGAGGGTCGATAGCCGGCACGCCATCGATTCAAACCGCACCGCGCTCTCTATGCAGTCGGCCAGGAAAGCGCCCGAGATCGCGCCGGCGGCGGTGAGTGGGTCGATCGGTGGTCTCACTGGGCGAGCTCCAGTTCCCAGCCGCGGCCGTAGCAGCGGAGGTCCTCTGGCATGTTCAGTCCCTCGCAGCCAAGGGTCTGGGGCTGTAGTTGTGGCAGGCACCCGCCCCGGCGATTAGGGCGCACCTTTCGCCGGTGACGCCGTTCCGTCCGTTGACCAACATGAGCCCTCCGAGGTCACCCTGATAGCAGGTGACCTGCGCTGGAGCGCCGAGGTCAGCCTGTGGAGTCATGGGCTCCTCTTCCGGCCACGGGTTGGGATGGGTCGTGCAGGACCGGAGGGAGCAGTAGGCCGCGATGGCGACGTTCACGGTGTCCATGTATCACTCGCCTTCGATCGTGGCGAGCAAGTAGCCCCTCGCCCGTCTTGGGGGTTGGATGTCCTTGCCGGTCATCCGCTCATGGAACTCCTGGGCCGACTGCTCGGCTGCCGCGCGGGCAGTCACCATCTTCGTGTTGTAGGAGAAGGGCTCCAGCCGGCACCCCTCCTCCGGCCGCACGGTGACGCGCCAGCGATCGGGCTCTTCGGTAGCCGTCCCCTCACTCGGGCTGAGCCGGACGAGTGTCGCCATTGCCCCGGTGCCGTCAACGATCAATAGGAACGTCGCTTCCTCGGTGGACTTGATCTGCTCGACCACATATCCCATCTCGCCGTCCTTCTGCAGCCGGGAGGGCTGCGCTGGGCTCGGCTACCGATCGGGCAGCCGGCGGTGCGTCCGTATGAACGCCCATACCTCCGCCGTCCCCGCCGCGACCCCCTCGATCAGGTACCCCACGTAGCGATCACGGCGCCACTCAATCCGTGACGTCTGCCCGTTCGCCATGCACCAGTATTCCCCCGGTTGCGGTACCCCGGCTTCCCGAAGTGCTGCCCTGGCGCCGTCGAGGCGTCCCTGGCAGTAGGCGCCAGCCAGGAGCAACAGCGCCAGAGCCATTGTCAGCAGCAGCCACATCATCTTGGCACCTCCTCAATGCGCACCCAGGTATGCGGCTTGGCCAGGGCGCGCTCGGGCAGGATCACCTCTCCGCATTCGAGACAGGCCCTTTCGAGGCCCCGGAAGGCCGCGATGTTGGCTCGGCTGGCGAACCGGGTCGGGTAGGCCAGGGTCGGGAAGCCCGCCGCGCCGGCGACCCTGGCGAAGGAGCCGCAGCGGCAGTAGGAGGTCTCGGGCCGGAGCAATGCGGCAAAGATCGCCCGCCAGCGAAGTCGGGCCCGGCGGATGGCCCAGCGGGCGAGTCGTAGTGCTGTGGAGTGCTCTCTCATCCGGTCAGCTTCCCTTCTGCGGTGGCCTGGCGCGCTTGACGGATACCAGGAGCTCGATCCTGTCGCCCGACCGCACACCGGCCAATCTGTAGCCGCGGTCGGCAACGAACTGGCATCGGCGCCAGGGATGAGGCGCTGTCGATCCCCACCGTCCGGTGTCCCTGGGCCCGGTCAGGCGGGCGCTGAGTGTGTACTCGCCCCCGATAATATCGCCCTCGGGGTACACGAACATCTCCTCCGACCCTTCGGAGAAGTAGGCGGTCAGTGGGGCTGAGCGCCACCAACCCCGGCTCGCAGACTCGCAGAGGCGCAGTCCGTCCGCGCAGGATCGGACGCCGTGGTGCTCGCCGTCATAGCACCGGAAGAGGGTGGCCGATTGGCGCAGCCTGGCGTCTTCAAGTGTGTTCATGGGATGAGCACCCTCCTGAGGGCGCGATCGAGCGCCTCTTGGGGTCCTTCAGCGTAGCGGCGAACCTGGGTGCAGGGCAGGCAGGTCCAGTAGAGGACCTCGCTGTTGTCGGTCCAGGGGACATCGGGATGGTCCCGAGACTGACGCGGGATGAAGTGCCCGCGCACGAGGCGGACTCGACCACGGCAGGAGACGGTGACCGTTACCAGGCTGTCGCCGTCGGGGAAGCGTCGGCCGCGCAGCCCTTCGAGCGCCCTGAGGGCCCTTGCATGGGAGATCGGCCTATCGAGGTCCTCGGGCTCCCTGGGCCGGCGTTGCATGGTGAAGGTGATGGCTGCGCGCTGTAATTCGCTCGCGGTCTCCCAGGTCAGGTCTGAGGCGTGCATTCGGTGGACCCTCCATCTCGTTCTCCGCCGCACCGGGCCGCACCCGGCGGCGGAGGTGCCGCGCCGGCGGCGATGGACTCCTCGATGGCCGTGAACCCAGCGGCCTTCGTGGTTAGTCCCATGTCCCTTGCCTGACGTGCCGCTGAGTCCAGCAATGCAACAGCCCTCGCCGGCTCGATGCCCTGCAGCGCGAACAGCCCCGCTTGCTTGCGCTCCAGGTCGGCGACTCGCCCCCGCATCCGCTCGCACTCGGCGGCGAGGGCGCGGAATGCGCAGATAGCCCTCTCGTCGGCTTGCCAGAAACAGTGGGACAACTTCCCGGACAATCTGGACGCCAGCTTGCATTCACCCTCTCCGATGGAGCACATGGCTGGGTCCAGGTGCGGGCACTCTCCCTCGGCGTGCTCGGCCTCAACGTTGCTGACAAACATAGATGGGAGCGCGGCCAGGGCTTCCTCCCGCGTTGGATAGAGCCTCCCGTCGCCATTGCTCCAGGCGAGGCGGGTATTGAGTTTGCCGGCTTTGGGAGGCGCCGGCTTCCTGGCGTCGTGGATGAACCAGATGATCTGGTCCGGGGTCCAGGAGTCGGGGGTGCGCCAGGTGCCCTCGCCCGGCAGTCCCCCTGGGCCTTCAGGGCGTTCCATCGGTAGCACCTCCAGGTGCGTCCCAGGGGGGCGCTGACCCCGCGTCCCTTCCGCCGTCCAGGCTCTCCAGCGTGTCCGCCGGCGCGGGCGCTTCCGGCTCGCCGTCTTGCGCCTGGGCCCCGGCCTCGTCCGTCTCAGGCTCCTCGGGAGCGCGCGTGATCGGGGTTCCGTTGATCGCGGCCACCTCGCCGTCCTCGATGTAGACGCCCATCGGGATGTGGACCTGGCCGTCAGCATCGGCCTTCGGCCAGTCCACGCGCTCGATGAGCACGACGTAGCCCTGCTCGCCCGCCATCTCGGCGATCTGCGCGAAGCTGTCCTCGTCGAGCAGGCTCCCGTTGGTGATCCTGAGGACGCGAAGCCGTTGGTTGAGCCGCATGGCGATCGCCACGCTGACCCGCAGTTGTTCCGCCTCGCTGCACTCCTGGAGCGGGAACCCCTGGTAGGTGACCCCTTCGGCGTCGAAGCCGAGTCCCTCAATGGGCAGGGGGGCCGTCTTGACGGCTTCCGTCTTCCGCCGATCGACGTCGGCGATCTCGTCGGTCAGCGCCTTCGACTTCGCGTCGAGCTCGGCCACGGTTTCGGTGAGGCGGTCCCGCTGCTCGAACAGCTTGGCGCGATCGCGAGTCTCGCCGGCTGAGGCGATCCGGGCGTCGATCTCGGAGGTGTCGGGGCAGGTTGCGGCCTCGACCGCCGCCTCGGCTGCCGCGAGTTGCTCGCGCACCAGCTTCTCGCGGGCCTCGGCGTCCGCCAGGGCTTTCTGGGCCTGCTGAAGGCCCTGCCATGCCTCGCTAACGCCAGCGGATGCC